AGGTTTCCATGCCAGCGACCAATTATACACTTGGCCATTATCACCAACAGTTAGGCGAAGCTTCTGATCAAGGACTTTGATCATAATGCCATCAAGAGGGAATGTTTGTGACCATTTTGAGTAAAGGCTAAGAAGTAGTTCTTCAAGATCAGAGTAGTTGCCGTTGAAATAATATGGATGTTTAAGCTTTCCTTTATTATGACTGATAAAGGTTATGGTATATTTATATGGGAGCTCTGTTCTTGCAAGCCATCCTGCGGTAGTGTTACGTGGATTCTTACCGAAATCAGCATTCCAATCTTCATTTGTTATAAGCAGTTCGCCGGAATCAACTTGACGTGGACTTTCTGGGAAGAAGATATTTGGTAAGTGATGAGAGATATCTCTGCCGGCAATTCCATCTCCTTCAAGCAACAATCTGTCATTTTCTTCTCCATCACCAGAATAAAATACCGCTGCACAACCATCATACTTTGGTTCAAGCACAAGTTCGGTATTTCCAAATCTTGTGAAAAATGGTAGCAAGTCTTGGGTATTAAATGCCTTGAGTGTTCCCTTTACAGGATAGGAATGTGGAAATGTGCCAGCAGGCAAATCTGGGTTATTTGCAGTATGGTAGAGGATAGGATTATGTGGATCAAGATCAAAGAGTTTGTTCCAAAACACATCATAATCTGCATCTGTCATGAATGGTAGTCCACGAGAGTAGGCAGAATTGGCAAGTTTTATCTTCTTAATAAGTTCGGATTTATTCATATGTTTTTTTATCCTTTCCAAAGATCATCAATATGTTTTTTAGTAAAGAAATGATTCTGAATCATTCTATCTACTCTTTCCATATTAGTGAAATGAATGGTATGATTTAGGTTCTTGGCATTTTTATATTCATCCATGCAGCCAATTGAAGTTGTCCAATCTGGATGAAAGGCACTGTGGGTGCATTGAGCTTGGAGAAGAAGGGCAGCTTTGAGGAAATCAGCATCAGGGATGAGACCATCAAAGTTTGCAGTATTAAGATGTGGGCAGATTACAACGAAGCCTTTAAGCCAATAGAATTGAGCCATAAGACTTGCTTGGTGAATATTATGCTGGAGTTGTATGATCGTATTTGCTCGATACGGCGCTGCGGTGTATAAGAGTTGCATTTTTTCCTTTTATATTTTATATTTTATATTTTATATTTTATATTTTATATTTTATATTTTAATTTATGGTTAGTAGGAAGGTGATTTGACTGTAAACCACCTTCCTACTGAAGTGTTCACCGAAAGAACACCAATTAAATACTGGTTTTATACGCTGCGTTGATATTATGTGATGCGTTTAATGTTATTTCTGTTACCATACTCAGCGTTTTCCTCAAGTTCGAGTATGGCGCTAAAGGCCAGATCTTCAAAATCTACAACATCAAGTTCTCCTTCTGCTGGAAGACCGACAGCTACGACAAAGTCTTTAATCATCCGAAGCATAATTTCTTGCTTGGCAGCATCATCACTTGGCATTGGCAGCCAGATTGAATGGATAAGATTCTGAGCATTATCCTCTCCTACGATGTCACAGACAAGCATTATACTGTTTCGTCCAGTACGCTTGCTTGGTGATTCTTTCGCTGTAATGACACGCAGATCATATTCTCCTTCTGCTACTGGTTCCAGATCAGGGATGTCGCTAAGATTTGGTATTAAACTCATGATTGTTCTCCTTTCGGACAAAGTCCGATTTTATGTTAGTGCCACGTTATTGTGGCAATGGGTGATTATTTTATAAGTGTATCACTATTAAGATATGCCTCTGCAAGCATATTCATATTAAAGTCTCTCACTTCCTTAACGCTGAAGACCCGAGACTTTGCTTCAAACTTTAGTCTTTCTTTGAAATGGATTAAATGTTTATCTCCACGAGTTTCAAGCAAGTATGCTTCGTCAAAATCAACTGCAAGGAGTTGACGAAACTGACCGTTGACAGATGGATAACGAGCAACGACAGCTTGGTCTTTATCCATCAAAGTGTGGATATGCACTGTAGTTGCAGTAGCACAAGGTAGTTCTTGCATAGTTCCTATGAGGGTTTGCATCCACTGGAGCAACTGTCCCCAGTGCGGCATACTCATTCCTTTTTTGTTATCAAGCTTTTTTCCTATACCAGACGGAGTAATATTACACTTAGTACAGATTTCAGTTATTGCTTTCTTGTTTGCTGCTGTAGCGGAATCAAGTATAATAATGCCGTTATTTGCTGCCATGTAGTCAAAGAATCCATCCTTTTCATCTTGCTGTAATTTGAGCCAAAAGTCAGAGAAACTAACACTACTGTCGGATAAAATATCTACTGAGAGTGTTGGTGCAGTCTTGCTGCGCTTATCGATAAGCTTTTCTAATGTCTTTTCGCCACCTTTATCAAGCATATAGAAATGAACTGGGCCATTAGTATATGTTCCACAGAGATGTGTTTTGCCACTGCCAGAATTGCCGGCAAGAAGGAATTTAAGATTGAATGTTCTTTCTGCTGTTGTGAATGGTTTTTTCATGCTTTCTCCTTTCTTTTTTTCTTTACAATTGATGAATAAAGTTATGTACATTACCTTGTCCCCATCCAGGTTTACGAACTCTAATTATTTTTCTATTAATCTTGATGACATCATGCTACCTCCTTTAGATTTCTTTTCATTTCTGCTTCATGTTCTTCTGGATTCCATTCATTTATGGCATATCCCTGTGGTGGATTATCTTTCCATAACAGTGGATTATTACGAATCTTACATAAGTCAAGATACGGGCAGTTTGACATATATACTGTACAAGCATAACCAGCTTGTCGGCGAAAACAATTGATAAAGCTATTACGATCTTTGCAAACAGTAAGTTCATATTCCATCACATCAAGATTTTTAATAATATCACTGCTGTAGAATACCAAGTCATTGAGAAATTGTTCCACTGCAGATTTAGTTTTAATAATATTGAAGCGCTGAAATGCGATCTTAGATTTCTGACATAGAGCGATAGAGTATGTCATTGTGGGAATTTTATCATAGTACATATGACCAGAAGTGAGATATCCATCTGTTTGAAAACTCATTTCAAAGCCGGTAAGTGTTGTAGGGTAAAGGGCTTTTGCTGTTTTATGATCAACTATCTCAAGGCTGTCGTTATTATTTTTAAAGATCAAATCTTGTCTGCCGATATAATTAGGTAAGTTATCTGCAAAGTTGCTTAAATTAATAACGAAGGGATCTTCTACAGCGATTATAGTCTTATTTTGTTGATCATAGTCCAGGAATTGTTGCCAATATTTGTTATACATATTTGCTGCATGGCCAGGACTTTTAGGGAAAATCATATCTTGATCAGGGAAATATGGTTCTCCTTCAATTTTCCAAAGATCGTTGAAGCTAACAATGCTTAGTTCTGTAGCATCGATTACGGTAAGTGAATCTGGATCGGATTGTAGTTGTTTGTATACTACTTCCAGGCCGTAATGCCAACAAGAACCGAAGACGAGATGAATGCTCTTTCGACTGGATCTTAAATGGAGTAGGTATTGAAAGAGGAACTTCCTGGGACAATCAAGATATGTACTAAGGCTTGAAAAGTCTATTTTTTCACGATAGTTCATAAAGTTCTCCTAACTATATAAGTGCCGAGTATATTCAAGTTTGGGATCATGGATATAAGGTCTTCCAGTTTCTTCTTCACAATCTTTTATTGTGAAAGCAATTAAATCCCGGCATGCTTTTTCTCGTTCAATGATCTTGTCCATGATAGTTTTCTTTGGAGTTAATTGATCGAGCTTATGCTCAAGATTGTTGATTTTGACTAAAAGGTCTGTTTTTGTTTCTTTCATCTTTTTCATCTCCTTTTGCTTGTAGGTATAATGTTATGATCACTTACTCCACTTTTAATAAAGTATCCCGCTTCTTGCAAAAATATTCATGCTGGCAAAAATCATATCCACAACCAGTCATCCAAATTGCAAATTCTCGCAATTCATCTATCAGATTGGCCGCATCATTTAGTCTGTAGGCCAAGTCTTGTATTGTCTCGTCATTAGTTGCTCTGAAGACACATTTTGCAACTTCACGGAGTTCATCAGTGTCGATTTTGTCTGGAACTGGTAATTGAGTTTTCATTTTCATTTTTACTCCTTTCTATTTTTACTTGTTACACCTTATATCGACATTTATACCAACGCCGACCTGGTGTTTTCCAAAATGGTAATATACAAATATAACCGGTTTCTTTATGCTGCCAATAACACCAGATCCATCTTGTTAAAATACTATTCTGAAGTTTTTGAATAATTGCCATTTCTACCTCCTTGTTATGATTTATCTCCTTATTCATCAAACTGTCCTATTTTAAACTTCACACAAGCAAGTCTATCTGTCGAACTATGTAAATCTGCCTCTTCCCGAGATGTGTGAATAATACATGCTCCATCTGAATAATAATTTATCCACTTATATTTAGGAACATTTTCTAAATCATATTCACATTTTACGCCAATACTAAATTCACCGCTTTTTGACCATGTCATAGACGTTTTCGTTTCTGCTGTTATAGCTATACCCAAGATTGGATAACTTCCCGTCAAGTCTGTACACAAAATTTTAACAGGCTTTCCATTTTTAATCTGTACAGATTTTGTTAAATCAAGCATTTTATTTCTCCATTTGATTTATAATATGTTGTGATCAATCGTGGATTAGCTTTATTAAGGGCTTTCCAGTCCTTGAAATCTTTTAACTCTATTTCATCTTTATGCGTGAATACTTCTGGTGTACCGTCTTCTCTTACACGCAATTCAACCTGAAGAGTATCTCGCTTGCATTTATCTTTTTCACGATCAAGCCAAACTGTAAATATTTGACCGGGCTTAATTGTAATTTGATCTATATCATATGGTATATGTAATTTCATTCTTTCGTCTCCTTATTACTTGTTAGATAACTTTTCACTGAATAAATGAGCTCTTAGGCTTGGTTCTTTTTCTTTCATTTTCTTTTCAACTGTATATAGACTACACAGGCAATAAAATTTATACATTACAGATGTAATTTCTTTAGCAGCATCTTTTAATGATTCATTTTCCTGCACTGCTATATGCTTTTCTACGTATTCGTGAAAGTGATCATTGGCAACATGAGCCCTGTCAAGAAGTTCGTGGTAATGGTATTTGTCTAAGTTTAATTTCATTACTTCTCCTTTATTTTTCATCTTGTTTCTGTAGGTTTTAAACAAATCGGGCAGCAATCTTCTGGAACAGACATGTGGGGTATAAACTGCATAGATGTTCCTGTATATTCGCCTTTGATCCATCTGCAAGTAGGATCATATTGAGCTTTGCATAATTTACAAAGTACAAGATTTTCAGCTATTAAAGACGGTTCTTTTGTCGGTATTGGTGTTGTCATTCCCATAATTATTTTTCCTCTTTATTTATTGATTTGGTAACAGATTTTTTTATTTTACCCACCATTCAGGCAATCCTCTTGTCTCTAATTTGTAATCTCCAACACCTGATCCAAGTCCGTCTTTAATTGCCAGACATTTCTTACATGCCCGACCATCCCATGATGAACCATACGCATAGTCAGTTGCTATTTTTACAGGTTCATCATTGCCACATTCACAAGAATTGTTTGGTTGTTTTCTCCAATTAGCACTCATGTCTATATATTTTTCGTAAAGGCAATTTTCAACGATATCGACTGTACCGTTGTACTCAAAATAAAATACCGATCCATCTTTAAATTTTACTTGTCCATTTGCATGACTCATTGTAACCTCTATTTTTTAAAAACTTAAAAAGACTGCTATTAAGAATCGTATTAATGGAAATAATGCTATGCCTATTAATATTAAACAAACAATTTTCCAAATCTCTATTGGTTTTACCTTATCATTATTATATAAATTCATTATTTTTTCTTTCTTCAATTCTTTTTCAAATTCCTTATGTCTTTTTTTTTACTCTATATTTCATTTCTAATGTTGAGATAAATCCTTTATTGCGATCTCTTGATATTGCCTCAAGGTCGGCAATTAGATATTGTATTGCAGTCATTATTTTCCCCTTTAAATAAATAAGTTATTTTATTAGTTTACTTATTTTTAATTCTTCTCAACAACCATTTTTATATGTTATCATCTAATAATCTAATAGGGATTTCTAACAGTTCTAAGTCATTTATAAACCTTTCACACTCTACTATTTCTTGAAAAATAGTTTTTTCTAACTCTTTGTTTTTAGATATTTCATAATGGAGTCCTTTTACTTTTTCTTTTGATGCGTTTTTTATCCATTTTGTTAGTATTTGAATTGTTTCATAAGCATGTGGTATAGAAAGTTGGATGTATCCGGGCTCTTCAACTTTTTCTGGTATGATAGCAGAGCATCCACCAAAGCCTTGTGTTAGTTGAATCATGGGTTCTTTACTCCAGAAAAGACAAAAATCTAACTCTTTGTCTTTTCCAATGCCTGTATTTTTTAGTGTTGCTATTTTTTCACTCATTTTTTTTATTTTTCCTCTTTTTCTCTCTTTCTTTGTTCAACTTCATCCATGCGGTTTAGGATGCATAGATTGTAAATATCAATGTTTGACATAGCTGTTCCTTTTGCCATAATCTTTTCAGCCCTTTGCTCTTTGCTCTATAACGATTTCAATAGCTGTTTTCATGTTTTCTCCTTTCTTAGCTGTTGTTACAGTGGGCAGGGATTTGCACCCTGCAATGTCAGTCAACTGAGGGTCTTACACTGACAAACTCCCTCTCGCTTTGTGATGCGTCTACCTATTCCGCCACCACTGTAGTTGTTGCGATGGGCAGGGAATTTAACCCTGCACTTCCGAAGGCTTGTACTATTTAATTACAGTTATGTACGCCTATCATAGATGTGTAATTCCACCTGTGACTACTTAGTCACCATCGCATAAAGGATAAGAATGACGCAGCGTGAAGAAAAATAAAGATAAGCTAATTTCAATTATTTTTTTAAAAGATCTTCCCGGCCAGTCCGGTGCTGCGTCAAGACTCAAAAAGGTTAGAGGTTATTTCTCATAATTTGCAATAACGGCTGCTCGAACTTCTGGCGGCAATGCACCCAGAAGATCCATTGCTTTCTCTTCTGCTGTCTTTCGTGTTCTTGCTTCAGGTTTCCAGTCAATGAAATCCATTTCCTCAATTTCCTCGACAGAGTATGTCGGCTCGCCATCTGTTTCTGATTCGAGTTTACCACGAATATGAGACCGGAAACCGATGGTAAGTTGGGCATTGATCTGAGATAAGCAAAGTTCCTCGCCTTGCAGGGCTACTTTCTCCTCAAGTGTGGCTGCTGCAATAATTGCAGGAGTTTCAAGAGTGACCTCTCTTTCTACTTTGTTGGATTTTGTTACGATGGACATAGTTTTTCTCCTTCTTATGGGTTATGGTACGAAATGTACCGTTGTAACACAGAATGTGTTATTAGTCTTTATTTTGGTCTTTAAAATCTTGTTTATTTTTCTCTTTATCAATAAGGAATTTAATATAGTTGCTGACTGTCCTGGATTCTTTCTTTGCCCTGTCTTTGACAAAGATGGCAGTTTTTGTTGATAAATATATATGAAATCTTTTTGCCATTGGTCTTTTCCTTTTATGAAGTGGTATTTTTTTATGTTGTGTAATAATACCACAACGACACACCTTTGTCAAAGACAGTCTTTTTGTGTTTTGGTTATTCTTTTGCCTTTTCCGAGGTTTTCCAATCACTGAATACTACACAAAATTTAACGTCCTTATAGTCCTCTATTAACATTGTAATTATTGAGTAATCAATTTCAGGGTATAGTTTTAATAGTTTTTGAAGCTCTACTGAAAAAGACTCCTATTGGTTTAGTTGAGTATAATATTGATGCTTCCATTTTATGTCTCCTTAAAATTGTTATTGTTTTTCATATTCCTTGATGATTCGCTCGACTGCTTCTGGCGGGAGTGATTTGAGTATCTTACGCAGTTTTGCCGATATTGGATTGTAGGATTCCTTCTTAGTACGAGATTTTGAACACTTTTTCTTCTTACAAATAGTTAGTTTATACTGTTCTGCGTAAAGAAGATCAAGTTTTTGGTATGCCTTAAGTGCTTTGCCATACTTAACACTTGCCCGATCGTAGATAAGACGGATAGCTTTCATGAATCGGAGTTCTTTTTGTAGTGTTTTTTGTGCTAATCTACGATGACTGCCAAGTTCTGATAATTCATAATTATTCATGCTAAAAATCCTTTTTTATTTTGTTATAATAAAAGAACAATCTTCTTTTATTTCTGGGATCATTTTTCCTGTTTTGATTGTTTTACAAGAGGCTGATTTTATTTCAACAATACATTCTTCTTTCTTTTCATTTATAAAGCAATGCTCTATTGAAGAATTCCAAGATGGTTGTTCATAATCCATGTTGAAAGAAAAACCATATGATGACATAATATCTTCAATGCTATCAATAATTTCATCATAATCATCTGGTGATATGGATGAAATATAGAAATAGATTTTTTTATTTGATGCCCAATAAACTATCTTGTTATAAGATTCTAACATTGTACTAACTTCCCAGAGGATTGCAGTGCTTTCTGGTAATGAAGTTAATTCTTTTTGATAGTCTTTTATATATTCTTGATAACTTGCTATGCTTCTATTTATCTTTTCAAAATAAAATTCCATGTTTTATTCCCCCATAAGTTCAATAGAAGCAGAATTAGAATCTTTTCCATATTTTTTCATCAGCTTTTCTGCTTCTATTATAAGTTCTTCATAATTTGAATGTTTTTTATTAATACCAATTTTATTTTTTAATAAAGTAATTTCATTAATATCACCTTTTTTTAGCCCGATGAGATTCAGCATTTATATTATGTAAAACCATCCAAATAGAACTTAATAATGCGTCTGCTCGATATGTAGGACTATCTTTATCAAAGAAAGTATTACAATCTTCACAATAAAATCCATGTGTGTATCTAATTCTTGCCTTATGATTACATTTCATTTTATTTTCCTTTATTAATTAAAAGGTTGCCTACTTGGTGTTCTTTGTGTGAACGCTACTCGGTTAGTGTTTGGTACTGTGTGAGATTCTTATCCTTGGTGATAGTTTGGTCTTGGTAAGTATGCCAACTTGACCAAGCATAACCAAGGGTAAGGCCAAAAATGAATATAAATAAAACAATTACTAATTTATCAAGTACTGATTCTTTAATCATGATTTGTTTTCCTTTACAAGTCTGTTGTAAGTTTCCTCAATAAGGGTTGCTTGGTCTGGGTAATTGTCCTTACAAGGCATGAAGATTGTCGCTGTGATTCGTGCAATTGTCTCGTTGTCGGAATTAAGATTGTCGGCAAGAAGAATGCCTGATCGTAGTGCATCAAGTATGTTGTCTGCATAGACTTTGTCAACGGCTGACAAGGCTGTGGTGTCTGTGTCAGTGTAAAGTGTAGTGTCTGGTTTTGGAAAATGTGAGCTGGAAGTAGCAGAGGATATGTTTTGTTCCAAGATACTGTCAAAGTCAATCTTATTTCGTTTATTAGGTGATTGTAGGGTCATTTGTTCTATGATTTGAAGAGACTGGCGGGATGGAAGTAATGATTGTCCAGTAACCAGTTTGTTGATTCCATGCATGAAGGTAGCCCGTACGATTTCACTTAGTTTTACATAATGATCTTGCTCATTATATGCTTGCAGTCCTTCCAAGGCTTTGGCAAGATGATTTGGTTTAATTCTCAATGATACTACTATTCCGATTGACATAATTTGCTCCTTTTGTAATAATAAATATTTGATGTAAGCAACCAGAGTGATGTGATGCTGGTATGTTGGAAAATAAATCTCTGGTTGCTTACACAATGAAGATTAATAATTATAAGGTTTGAACATTGACAGTGTTGCCGCTGTCGTGGGTATTTTGAGAATACTGATCTTTGATACAAGCTTTTTAAGTTTAACTTTTGATTCTATTTTCTGATGATTGACACATGAAAGATAAGGTTGAATTTTGTTAAATTTTGTACATTTATCCCTGTCGCAGTTGTTACAAGTTGGTATTTGATTCATTTTATTGTCTCCTTTTGTTACTGTTCCGGCTTGCCGGTAATTTGTTTTTTACTTCACTAGGTCTGCAACCAAAATATTTAACTTGTACTAAATTGTCTAAACTACAGCATGGTACGTTATATTTATTAAGTACCATGTATTGACAATTATCTTTATGGTTGCTTATGCAATTTCTATATTTATTATCATCCATTTTTTATTGTCTCTTTTAAATCAATTCTATTAAAAAATCTGGCTCAAGGGCAAAGTATTCACCACAGATGTCATATGCAGATGTTATATCGCCGTTTTGGAGATATTGTATCAATGCTTCTTTTGCCTCATTAATTTGATTTTCTGCCTCTTTTGAAGTAATGTCATCTCGACGGATGAGAACTTGTTTAAGTGTTTCCATGATGTGGCTCCTTTATTTAGTTAATGCCAAGTTTTATGTGTTTCTGCAATCCATTCAGTTCCATCATATTCTTCAATTGAATATGATATATCTTTCGGAATCTCAATTATTTTAAGTAATGAATATTCATCATTCGCTGCCATTCCAAGTTCTTCAATAACTTGGATGAGTGTCAAGTCTTCTCTTGATATTTCAGAGTAATGATTTACTGGTTTGCCAGTTGTTTGTTCATTGTATCTTGTTAATGCTTGGTCAGAAAGACCAAAACCACCAAAACAATCGTTAATAACGACTTTTTTCATTGCCATGATGTGGCTCCTCTTCAGCTATTGGTGTTTGCCTGTTGCCGGCTGGCCGGACTGCCGGGTGTCTGTTTTGATTTTATATGTAATTGTAACACTTTACGTTTACGTTTGCAAGTACAGTCTTTGCGTGTTCTAAAATTCTTTGCCTGTTCACCTCTTTGTCTGTTGCTGACTTGTCGGGCTGTTGCTGACTTGCCTGTTGTCGTACCTGATTGCCGGGCTGTTCTGCTGTCTGTTTGGTTTGTCGATCCGGCTTGCCGGGCTGTTTACCGGGTTGCCGGGGGCTTGTCGGGAGGTTGCCGGGTGTAACGGTATTGTTTTACACTATACGTAATCGTAGCTTGCCTACCCTACCCGGCGGGTTTCTGACTGTTCTGCCCAGTTTATGTCTTGCTGTCTTGGTTGCTGTATCTACTAAAAAAAAAAAAAAAAAAAAAAAATACGTACCACCCAAATCAAGAAAACAACATGAAAACTCAAAAAGAAAGTTTGACACGCCACGGGTAGGGTAGGCGAACTACGTTTACGTAAATCGTAGTGCGTAAACGTAAACATTTACACATCTACTCAACAAATCCTCCTTTTGATGCTATCTTCTGTTTAATAGTATGTTTATCTAATAATATCTTTTATCATACTCACGACTTGTTTCCTTCTCAATATAGATAAGTCCAGGATTATCTTTGATATGATCCAGGATGTTTACTAACTCTTCTATACTTACTTCCATGTCTTCTGCATGAGTAAGGTCAAAGTCTTCCCTACTCACGGGTATGTTTATATTTATTCGTACGTTATACATCTTTAGTTCTCCCTTTACAGTTTGCCACCCTGCCTACTGAAGCGTTCGCAAGGAGAACACCAAGTAGGCAGAGTGGCGTCTTTTTAATTTAGTTGTGCGATTGTGGCAGCAATAACATCATCGTCTATGCCTGCTGCTTTCATGGCAACAGCCATCTTTTTACGCTCAAGCTCGATGGCAGCGCTAACTTTTTTGTTTGCAGCCTGTCCCGGTGGGGGTGTCGGTTTGCAAACATAATCATCAAGTCTTGTTTGCGCTCCTTCTGCATCATCAATTATTGATACTTTCACTATGTCACCCTTCAACCCATCCGGGTCTGCAACATCATTTGGTCTTGCGGCTGCTCGGAGCATGATAATCTCCTGCTTGATGCCAGAATGTAGGAGGCCATGCAGCACTTCATTATCTTTTGCCCACTCAAGCAAGGCCTCTTCATCCATTAGTACTGCTCCTGCCTCTGCCAACCATGTTGGCAAGTCCAGCGTAATTTCTTCCCCATTATGGAGCACTTCAATCTTACCTTCTTTTAAAATGTCATGAAATGATTTTGCCATGATAGTTCTCCTTCTTTTATAACCCCAGCGGAATGCCGGGGTATTTTGTTATATTCTCCAGCGGAATGCCAGATGCTTAGTTATACCATGCCCAGGTGATGAAACCTGCCTGGCCTGGGAATGTGTCCCTGACTTGTCTTTTTGCCTCTTCTGAGGCAAACTCAATCTTAGACAAAGTATCCCCCAATTTGTGAGAAAAACCATTATCAATCCCAAGATCTTCCACGTAGGGAAAATCTTGGGATACAGGACTACAGGCTATATCATAGACATAGCCCTTTTTAGAATTAATCTGGTTCAAAATATCCAGAACCAGAATTTTTTTCATTAATTTGACTTCTTTCTTATTCAGCTTCATGTTTGTCTCCTTTTCCGGCATTATGAGTTTGCGCCGGGTTTATGTCAGTTGCCTGACAATAATTGTGTCAGCAGGACAGGCAACAAATACATTCCGTGTGTAACGTGCCTTCTTAGTCCTACCAACCTGTTTTAAGGCTGTTTTGTAATCAAGCGCTTTTTTACACTTAATTTCAAAAACAAAAGATCCGTATCTCTTACAAGATTTAATATCACTTGTAAAGAATACGGCTCCACCATTTAAAATATTACCGTCTGCCCGCCCTGTTTTAGTTAACAGGGTATCACCGGGCTGCAACAGTCTTTTTGTTGCATGGTAATATTTCATGATTTCTCCTTTTCCGGCCACTTGCCGGCGTTAAAAGTTTGTTGAGCCCAATCGCTCGGTAATATAAAGGTATGCAAGCCACATGCCAAACCGGTATGCCGGAAAAATAAAAGTGCTAACTGTTTGATATTACAGGCAAAAGTGTTGAAGTACCACAATGCAGTAGTACCACAAAGTGGTTGTGAATAACTGTTCAATATTCAAAAAAATAAACCGTTTTGCCGGAAAAGCTTGAATGTTCAATAATATCAAATGGTTAAAGAGTTCATAATAATGAACCGTGAAAGTGGCAGAATGACCAAGACCGGCTTGCCGGAACGTCCTAGGTGGGTTCAAGATTTTGAATTGTATATACAAACATAAATGAATACTGCCTCAGCTTGATGACAAAGAATGTTGATGACAAAGAATGCTGTGTGATGATATGACACTAAAAATCGATGGGGGATACCTGTGCGCTTCTTACTAAGGGAGTAGCAATACATAGCTTTCAGATTTTAATAAAAACCCACAAGCTCGTGGTGTCTGACCTTTCATCACCACTGGTGGCGACAGCCCAATAGTGGGACAGCCCGGCAGTCAGTTGGGACAGAAGGATGGTGGGACAGGCATCAGATTACCGAGCACCAAAGGATAGTGGGACAGAAATTCCCAGCACCGTTCACCAAACGAACACCAAGTATCAGACTGTCGGCTCAGTATAAATAACAGAAGAGTTATGTTAAAAATAATGTATGTGACAAACACACGAAAAACCTCGACCTTGTGCCAACTACAACGAAAAATAATCCTTGACAGCCATCTTCAGTTCGTGTTATACTAACAGTAGACTACAGATAGATGTAAAATCCAGGAGAATGCATTATGCTGAAAGAGTTAAAACTAAATCATAAAGAGATCGCCAGGTTAAGTTTTGAGGGCTTTAAACCCAGCGAAATTGCAACTCGAACAAATAATAAGATTAGCACCGTTTACGCAATTCTTCGTGATTCATTATGTAAAAGCTACATGGCAGGACTTTCTGATCGTGCCGACAAAGCTGTCATTAATGTTCGGGAACGACTTGCAGAAATGAATATATCCGCCCTTGATACAATCAATCATATGCTTCAAAAATCCAATATTGATACAACACCAGCAGCAGTACGTCTCGGAGCTGCAAACTCTGTACTCGATCGTAATGGTTACAAAGCACCGGAGAAACACGAGCATCTACATGGTCACTTCACAGCGGAAGACCTTCAAGCATTACGGGAACGGAATGAGAACAGTAATAAAATCACGGAATTAAATTAAATTAATAAGGAGTTTATTATGGCCAGGGTAGTAAAAACATGGATAGTAGCAGGGACTTATATTTTTGCTTATAATGATGACTGGACGTCTGGTCAATGTGATGTAAGGCTTGGCAGGTAATGTTCTCACTTAAGCTTGAATCTGGTGAAGATTTACTACTTGAAACAGGGTATGCTTTACTACTTGAAAGTATTCTTACTGTTCTTACTATTCTTGGAAAGGATAAACTTACTCTTATGATAAAAGAAGCTAAGTTTTCTATCCAAGCTGTAGAAGATTTACTTACTATTAAAATAAAACAGGATAAACTCCAAACAGAGCTTAAAGAAGACAAGATGAAGATAATGATAAAAGAAGAAGTAATAAAATTATTATAAAGGTGTTTTATGTCTCAAGCAGTTACAATGTATGAAGATCGAGATAATTCATTTGATATCGTATTAAGTAAGAATAATGTCCTGTTGACTGAATCAGAGATGAGTCTTATCACAAAATTTGAGATTAAGTTCAATGGTTCATATTACAACAGTGTAGATAATCCAACTGGTTTTGTACTTAATGCTGCAGAGAGTTCTTACACAGTTAAGATTGTAAACTTATCTCTTACAGCATCGACTGATAAAGTAACAGAAGTTATTGTTTATACTTCTGTATACACAAATGGTATGAGATGGGATAGTTTTGATTTGACAATTAATGGTGATGTTACTGTTGTATAAGGAAAGATAAGGAAAGATAAGGAAAGATATGGCAGAAGAACCTAAAAAGTTAAGTGAGATTACAGAAGAAGCAACAATACTTGTTGATGGTGATAAGTCTTATGAGGTTACAAATAATGATACTACACCAACAAGTAAATTTACCTTATGGTCTACGAAGAAAGCAGTTCTTAAAACTTACTTTGATACACTTTACAATAAGTATGTTCTTGAAAATCATGCAAGTAAGCATACTAATGGTACTGACGATATCCAGAGTGCTACGAATGCTCAAAAAGGTCTTGCTACAGCAGCTCAAATCACAGCTATTGAAGCCAACACCAGTGCGAGTCATGCTGAAAGTCACTCGATTGTGTCACATAATGATACAACAGCGACAGGAGCAGAGCTTGATACACTAACAGGTGGCGGTGATACTACTTTGCATGATCATGATGGGATAAGTGAAAACACAGCAGCACGACATACTCAAGGGACTGATACAGACCTAGGTACTGTTGGAACAAAAGCAACGCCTGTTGATGCTGATAAAGTACTCCAGCGAGATAGTGAAAGCCTTGATGTATTAGTTACAAGCACTTGGACTCAGATTAAAGCTTTTCTTAAAACATATTTCGATACAATTTATAATAATTATAGTCATCCAAACCACTCAGGAGATGTAACTTCAACTGGTGATGGGGCAACTGTTATTGGGGCTGATAAAGTTAAAGATACAATGATTGATTGGGGAACCGATGCAGGACAGGTAAGTTCAGATGATATCCCAGATCATAATGAGCATACAATTAAAGCTACCTTTGATCATATTATTAATAGTGGTAAGGTGGAAGTATCTACAATTACATTAACTGGTGGTCTTGGAATAAGTTGGATTGAGCATAAAATATTTGATTCTGTTACTGAGACATTTATAACGATAGCCGCCGGAAGTGGGAACCTCACAGATAATATGCATAATTATCTCAAGTGGGTATCTGGAACAACTGCTACTATATCAACGTCAAGCAGTTCTGATAATGAGATTCTCTTAGCATCGTTTAGCGTTTATGATGGAGTTATTAATGGATATAGAGAAACTTCTTTAATGAATGAAACTATATTTGATACCCGTAGAGCTATAAGGGCATTTTTCCCAACTTATGTTATTTCAGGAATGAGTGTTTATGAAGATACTGATGTTACCAATGCTTTTGATGTGACGATGGATGCTAGTGTTTTTTGGAAAGATGGGATTGAAAGGGAAACTTCGGCTGAAATTAAATCACGAAATACAGCAATGGTTCGACACTTCCACACAGGTGGAGTGTGGGACTCAGATACAAATGCTGAAGTTGACGTGGTAAATTATGATGATGGTACAGGTCTTGTTGCTATTCCATCGAATAAATATACTAAATCACTTTTCATCCTTATGGGCACCAAGATCGGTTGGATTTATCCAAGAGAATATTTTACAGTTGAAGCTGATGCGATTGCTGCCGCACTTCCTCCTGTACCTCCTGGACTTGAGCATGCACCAAAATCAACAGCAGTTGTTCTTAAACAAGGGGATGCTGCTTTCCCGACAAATGGTGATAGATGGCAGGATGTGCGACCAGGAATAAGTGAGGCGTCTTTTGTTGGAATTACAAACCATGCTGCAATGAGTAATCTTGGTTTTGCAGAATCAGGACATACGGGGTTTGTTGGAGATTCTGACTTCACTCAAGATTCTGGCATTTTAGTAGGCACAGGAGCAGGTACTTTCCAGGAAGAAACCGGTGCTACACTTAGAACAAGTATAGACGTTGACCAGGCTGGGACAGATAACAGTACAGATGTGACCCTTAATGCTTCGGCTATAACAGGTGGGATGAGTCTTAGCGCTCAAGAAATTTCAAACCAAGCTGCCACGAATGCACAGAATGGATATATGACATCCACTTTGGTTGGTAATATTGAAACTAATAATAATAAAGCAGATTCTGGAATTAATGCAGACATCACCAGCATGACTGGGCTGGACAATTACGGAATACCTGGCGTGAAGATAGATAATTCAGTTGTATCAAAAACAACAACGGCAACCTTGACCGTGGCAGAGGCGGGGGTAGTATTAGTTTCCGCTTCTGCTGATTATACAATAACCTTGCCAACCGCAGTAGGCAATGCAGGGCTTACTTATCACTTCATTAAAACTGACGCTAATTATAACCTAATCACGCTTGATGGTGACGGGACAGAGACATTTAATTATGAGAACGCTGATGGAGTGCCAAAAGAAACTTACGCAAGACTGAATACTTATTGTGCAGAAGTAACAGTAGTTTCAGATGGCTCTAACTGGCAATGTATAAATGAGAAGCTGGGGCAAGTGCCAAAGTGTTTTGTATATTTAAGTGCTGATCAGATTAATATAGTAGATAATACATGGACATTGATAGAATTTAACTCAAAAATTGATGATATAGGCTCTAATTTCAATACTACAACTCATAAATTTATATGCCCTGTTGCTGGACAATATATTGTTGCTCTACACATAGTTTGGACGGGTACAAATGTAGTAGCAGACAAGAAATATGTAGGAACTATTAGGACAGATGCTACCGCATGGGGAGAGCATACAGTTCAATCTGCAATTGCAGATTATGTTGTCAACACATATACCAAAATAAGAACTTGTGCTAAAGATAGCGAATTAACAACATATTGTTATCATAAGGCAGGTGTAGATACCATTTATATTAGAGGGACAAGTGAAAAATTCTCTTCTATGGACATAAGATTAATCTCAAAAGATTAAAGGAGTGATAATATGCAAGTAAACATAAATTTATCAGAAGAACAAATAAAAGCACTGCTAACCGAATACACTTCAATAGAGGAATATTGCCAACGAGTAGTAGAAAATAGGGCAAATCGGATAATGATGGAAATTGTCAAAAAGCATGCTGATAACCTTGAAGGCGTAACAACAGAGGAAGCTGATATTATAACGGCAGCAACTAAAAAGGTAATAGTTAATGCAGAAAAGTTATCAGGAGAAGTACAAAACATTATAGTCCGCAGGGCAAAAACTAAAACCATGGCACAGAAGATCCTTGACCAGGAATTAATTAATTTAGACGAACAGGCAACAAAATAACCCACGATCTTGAAATGAGGCCAACATGGAACACAACCGTAGGAGGACAGACAAATTGGAACTGTTATCAGATTATGATCTACTAATTAGACATTCAGTTAAAAGGGAAGTTTAAATGGAAACGGTATCAAAATTCTTAACCGGCGCTCTGGGTGGTAGTATGGCATCAAGTTTTTTACTTTTTATCTTTCGGGGACAGAATAAAAAGATAGATGTAATTGAGAAAGAAAAGGTTGACATTTCTAACTGCAAAATCATTACAAAGAATATGGATAAAAACATGGATGAGATCAAAAAGGATATTAGGGTTATTAAAGTAAATCAAACAGAACAGCTTGTGAATCTCACTGAATTTAAAACAATTTTAACTGAGATTAAACAAAATATGATGCAACGAAGGAAAAGTGATACAAAATGAACTACTTTAAAGAATGTGAATTTGCTTGTCAATGTGGATGCGGCAAAGGTTTCAGTGATATGGATGAGGATTTCCTGTTCAAGCTTGATCGAGCAAGAGGAATAGCTGGTATATCATTCAACCTTAATTCTGCTTTCCGATGTTGGAAGCATAATAAAGAGGTTGGTGGGTCAGAAATTTCAAGTCACCCTGAAGGACATGCGGTTGATATTGCTTGCACAAACTCGTATAAAAGATTTAAAATAATCACATCTTTGTTTGAAGTAGGATTTAACCGTATCGGAGTAGCAGAAACATTTATTCATGTAGATGATGATCCAGCAAAGCCTAAAGAGCTTGTTTGGGTTTATTAAGGAGGTAATATGTTTGGGATAGGTGCAACTATTGGTAGAATATTCGGATCAGACAAAGCTTTAACATCTATGGTAGATCATGTAAGCATTGGTCTTGATAAGCTTATTTACACCAATGAAGAAAAGGCTGAAGACGCTGCAAAGGCAACTACTGAAGCCAGACTTATGATAGTCAAGTGGATGGATTCCACTAAAGGGCAAAATCTTGCCCGGAGGCTGATTGCTCTTGCTGTTGTAAGCGTTTGGTTATTTCAGTATCTTGCTTGTATGTTTCTCAGTGTTGCTGCTATATGGACTCCAGCACCAGAAAGAATTATTGAGTCTGCCCTAATGTTTGATAAGAATGATCCAGAAATAGAAGAATTAATATTAAGTTGTATGAACAGCTCAATGACGTTTGACAAGACACTTTTTCCAGAAGAAGTGAAGAGTGATTTTTCTATTCTCCATCATAAGATATTTGAAGTGATCGATGCAAAGCATAATAAGAAAGCAATTGCTGCCCCACGTGGACTGGGAAAGACTACCTTGGCTAAGTTAAGAGTAATAAAAGCAATTCTTTTCCGTGAGGTGCACTTCATAATATATTTGTCAAATAGTGCAAGTAGTGCTGAAATGCAGACGGAAAGTATAAAAAGAATGATCCAACAATCCGATCTGATTCGAACAATGTTTGGAGATATCAAATTCAGTAAGGATGGTTGGAGAGATAGTTTTAGCAAACAGAGTTGGGTGGCGTATGGGGATGTTTTTGTTCTCCCTCGTGGTGCTGGGCAACAGGTGCGGGGGCTCAACTGGATGGGTCACCGCCCTGGGCTTATTGTAATTGATGATCTTGAAAGCACTGAACTTGTTCGTAGCGATGAGCAGAGAGAAAAACTTGCTCTTTGGTTCTTCTCAGATTTGATGAAAACAGAATCTAAGTTTGGCGACCCAGCAGAGTTCCTTTACATTGATACTGTGAAACATGAAGATAGTTTGCTTAAAAATCTTATTGATGCAGATGATTGGTTAAAAGTATCAACTGAGGATAAAGTACTCAGTATTTGTGATGAAAACTTTAATACTTTTGATCCTAATTATATGACCACCGAGGAGATTAAACAAAGTTATCAAGAACACAAAAACATGGAGCCTTCTAAAACAGATTTATTCTATATGGAATATATGAACATACCAATCTCGAAGGAAGATGCGATATTTAAGGTTGAATACTTTAAGTATTTTGAAGAAATGGGAGATTATCTTCGAGTACCAAAAGAAGTACTTGGTGTTCTTTCGGTGAACGCTACTGGGGACAGTGATGAATATGAAAAGATTTGGGTTAAAGATCTTGTGACTATTATACTCGTTGATCCAGCAAGAACAGTGAAGTTACAAGCTGCTGAATCTGCTGTCGTTACTGTCAGTGTAAGTCGTAGCAGTGGAAAGATTTTCGTAAGAGATGTTTTTGCCGAAAAGGTAAGGCCAGATGAACTATATGAGGCAATCTTCAGCGCAGTACTTCTCCACAATGCCATGATACTTGCTGTTGAGGTTACAGGGTTGCATGAATTTATTAGCCAACCGTTGCAGAATCAGATGCGAGTTCGGGGAATCTACCCATATTATATAGAACTAAATGCTAAGGGTGACAAAGATCAGAGGATTTCCACCCTAGCGCCAAACTATCGTCTTGGTTATATGTATCATAACAGAAGTAATTGCACTGCACTTGAGAGTCAGTTAGAATGGCACCCGAAAAGTAAAAGAAAAGATATTATAGATGCTCTTAGTTATATAAATAAAGTTATGGATGATCAAGCAATGTTCTTCGATCCGTCTGATGATGAAGACCTCCCAGATGAGTTTGATGAACTTGAAGATGAAGCAATTCTTGCAGATGAATATTGTATAATATAAAGGAAAAATTATGCCACCACTACTATATGGAAATACCGCAACAGAGGATATAGTACAACTTACGAAGAAAGACTTCAATTATGATTATCCAAACAACTTGGATCTCAAGCCTGGAAGTGCTCTCCATGAGAAGATAAAGAATAAGATCTTAGAACGGGCAACAGAATCTGCAAGCATAATGTCAAGTCGATTTGAATCTTGGAATGAGCAAGATCAGTTCCTTACTGCATACAAACGGATTGACTCAGATGAGAAGAAAGTAAAAGATGTTGATGATAGAAAACCTGTTAGTATTGTTTTCCCATACTCCTATGCGATTCTTGAAACATTGTTGTCATATATGATGGGAGCATTTTTTCGTGAGCCTCTTTTTCGTTACGAGGGTTATAGTCCTGATGATGTTATGGGCAGCATCTTAATGGAGCAGGTTGTAAATCTTCATTGTAACAAGTTCAAAGTTATGCTTAACCTACATACAATGTTTCGAGATGCTTTTGTTTACGGAATCGGGGTTGTGGCACCAATTTGGAAAGTTCATTCCAGAGGAAACTTTGAAGGTAATGCTTTGATAAACATTGATCCTTACCGATACCTGCCTGATCCAAATGTAGCAGCAGATAAAATACAAGACGGTGAGTTTGTTGGCTGGGCAAGTGATACAAACTATATGGATCTTCTAACTGAGGAAGGTAATGACGAGGATTTGTTTAATGTACAATATTTGAAAGAATTAAAGTTTAAAGGAACAAGTATATATAGTACTGACAACTCAGGTAGGTATATCAAGACTGGATCAGGAAAGAGTACGAATAATACTTTTACTCCAATAACCGAGATAGCTATGTACATCAAGATCATTCCACAAGATTGGGGACTTGGTTCCAGTGATAGACCAGAAAAATGGTTCTTCAGACTTGCCAGTGATGCAGTACTAATCACGGCTCGACCTGCTGAGTTTAATCATGACAAATTTCCAACTGCTGTAACTGCACCGGACTTTGATGGATACAGTAGCACACCCCTAAGTAGGCTTGAAGTACTTGGTGGTATGCAAGGAGTCTTGGATTGGATGCTTAATGCACATATTGCCAATGTTAGAAAGTCAGTAAACAATACACATATTTATGATCCATATTTAATCAACACCAATGATTTAAAAGCAGCTAAGTATGGTGGCCTCGTAAGGATGAGGCGTCCTGCTTGGGGACAGGGCAAGATCAAAGATGCTGTACATCAGCTTAATATTAATGATGTAACTCGGGGTCATGTAGCAGATTCGAGTTTCATTGTCCAGGGAATGGAAAAAATCGGTGGTGTTGATTCAATGAATATGGGTAGTTTACGCAGCTCTGGGCCAGAACGACTTACTAAGGCAGAATTCCAAGGTACTGCAAGTGGCGGCATTACAAGGCTTGGTCGGCTTGCAAAAGTAACTGGTCTCCAGGCTATGCAAGACATTGGAGAATTCTTCGCAGATCATACACAACAAATGATGACAGATGATATGTATGTGAAGATTAATGGTAGCTGGACTGAAACACTACTTGAAGAATATAGTCACAGTATTAGTCGTGGTAGGATGAAAATAAGTCCAAGTCAGCTTGATATTAACTACGATGTGCTGGTACGAGATGGTAGTGTTCCGGGTGGTAATAGTTCTGAAGTATGGCTCAGGATGTTTGAAACAATAGCAGGAGTTCCTGAACTTAATCAACATTTAGACATTGTAAAGATATTCAAACATATTGCAAAAGAAGCTGGTGCTAAGAATGTAGATGATTTTGTTAGGCGTGGGGGAGACTTTCAAGGCCAGGCTATGTCGAATGAACAAGTATCGCAACAAACTCAAGCAGGAAATATTGTTCCAATGACTGGAGGTGTAAGATGAGAGATATAGTAAGTTCTCCGAATGATATTCAACTTTTTGTTGATAGCTCCATCCACAGTGATTATCTCAAAGAGTTGAATCTCCGAATCGAAGAAACAACAATAATGCTTGATGATTTTGATTCACATTATACTGGTCGTCAGTATGATATGTTTCGAGGAAGAAAGAGAAACTTGATTGAAATGAAGCAACTCTTTCTTGATATGATAATTAATAAAACTACTGACTTAGAACTGGAAGAGGGAGAGTCAGTAGAAGGAGAAGATGATGTTTAAAAACAGATGGGAAAAAGTATTAAAAAAGGTTTTTATGGCTGATGATCTTGCAAATGAAATGGATGCAATGTTAAATCCTGGAGTAAAAGAAAATGACTCTGATCTTGATGGAGGAGTTGGGGATGATGACACTGAAGATAATGACCAAAAGGGAGAAGGCGAAGAAGGCAATACAGAAACTGAAGAAACTGATGATGAGGAAGAAGATTCAGAAGAAGATGCAGAAGGAGATGCTGATGAAGAAGACGGTGAAAAGGATGAAGATTCTGCTGATGATACCGATAATGTTCCTGAAATAGAACGGCTTAGATCACAGAATGAAGAGTTGATGAAAATTGTTGGTTCAATTACTAAGAAGGAAAAACCAGAAGCAAAGGAAGAAAAAACCATTGATCTTTACGAATCTGATGAGTTTAAAAATCTCCAGAAAGAATTTGAATGGGATGACAAAGAAGTTGCAGCATTTAAACTCTTCCAAGCTAAAGCAAATGAACAAAGTGTTAATAAGGCTGTTGAGTATTTACAAAAGACTGCACCAGGAATGATTAATCAGACGATAACAAATCAGCAGCAGTTGCAAAATGTTCGAGATACATTCTATAAGGATAATCCAGCACTGTCTCATATTAAACCATATGTGGCACAGATAGCAAGTCAAATTGCAAAGACAAAAAGTGATGACGTTTCCATCCAAGAAGTACTTAATGAAGCAGCAGAAAAAGTATATACTGTGATGGGGATTGACAAAGATAAGTTTAAAGGCAATGAGGATAATAAGACCGGGAAGGGTAAAAAACCTGCATTTCCTAAAGCAAAGGGGTCAAGGAAAAAGACTCCTAAACCAACCGCTCTTGAAAAAGAAATAAATGAAATGATAGAGCTTGATGAATAAGGAGAAAAAATTATGACTGGAGAAGGAAAATTTTTTGATACTCTCGGTGATGGACTTAGTACTCATATGCCTGGAGGAATTGAATCTGATGGAGCAATTAAAATAAAAGATAGTTATTACATACATGAGTTCTTTGATGCTACGCCTGTCTGTGTGAAGAAGACTGGTGCTGGTGCTGCTACTGGAACAGAAGGGGATGAGAATCTCTGTATGTTGAATAACAGTATTTGGGAATATCATGTGATTGGAACACAGACTATTCTTGCACCAACAACTGGTACATATGGATTAAATATCATTCAGGATGAAACTGAGAATGATGGTGTTGAATATTGTCTTGGTATTAGTGCAATTAACCGTGGTGTCTTTGTAGTTGGAACAAGTCCTGCATTTTATGCAAAGATGAAATTCTATATTGATGATGTTAGTGGTACTGATGACTGTGCATTTGGTTTTCGTAAAGTTGAAGCATATGATACTGCTATTGATAACTATGATGAAATGGCAGCGTTGAATGCAATTTCTGGTAATATTAATATTGAGACTATCTTGAATGGTGGAAGTACTATAACGACTGATACTACTGATGATTTTGGTGATGGTGAGATTCATGAATTCGCTGTGTATGTAAGTGCCGCTGGTGTGGTAACATATACCATTGATGGTCTTGCACCGAGTACAACTAAAGCATTTACTTTTGATGATGCTGAAGTTGTTGTACCATTCTTTTATCAACTTCAAGCTGCTGATCCTGAGTGTGCTGCTGTAGAGCTTATTGAATTTGAATGTGGCTTACAATAAGGAGAAAAATTATGAGTTTTGATGGTAAATTTTTAGTTAAACCAGTACAAAGTATTCGTTATGCTGGTGAGCTTGTGCTTGCTGCAAATGCGGGAACTACTGGTAATATAAAGGTTCTTATGCGAGATGAGGACTTTAAAATCCTTATGGCTACTGGGACTGATGTGCCGACAGATGATACAGACGGTTATGCTAAGGGTTGTATCTTTATCAATACTGATGTAACAGCAGGTACTGGTGGGACTTATGAGAATATTGGAGATACTGATGATTGTAACTTTGACATTCTTGGAGCAGTGACTGCTGGAAGTGTTGATACAGCAGAACTTGCCGCTGGAGCAGTAACCTTAGCTAAACTCGATGTTGGAGTAACTCCAACTCATGTGGTTAAATATGCTGGTGAGGTCACCTGGACTGGAGGTTTAGCAACATTGGCTGCTACAATAACTGGTGTAGCTGCAACAGATATTGTCATTGCCAGTATCCTAACACTTGGTACAGAAGGTACAATCTTACAGGGAGCAATTGCTTCAGCGAATACAATAACCTTTACACTTGATGCTGCGAATACATCAAATGATGCTGTAATATCATATGTTGTTTTTCGAGCAGTAGTTTAATTTAATTAAGGAGAAAATATAATGGCTTTTTTTGGAATGCGTGGCACGGGAGATTGGGCTGATGATCAGAGACCTATGTCTTGGAGAAAAATGATTTTGAGGCAGTTTCCTAACGGAGATGCACCGCTTACTGCGATGCTAAGTAAGATGAAGAGTGAAATATCAACTGATCCACAGTTTCATTGGTGGACAAAATCTTTGCCTGGACAGGCTGGAGCAATTACCAACATTTATACTGACGCTGCTCTTACTGTAGCTTATACCTCAGGTGGAACAAGTGGTGATTTTCTTTATGTGAAAATAGCCGCTGCTACTATAGCTGAGATTCGTGTTGGTCATCTTGTTACTCTTCGTGATGCAAGTGATCTTACAGTTGATGTTGTGGCAAGGGTAGTGGATAGGGTTGAAGATGGAGCAAATTCTTATGTGAAGGTAAAGTTGCATGAAGATGATGACAACAGTACAACTCATGATCTTAGTGATGCTGACAGGATTTTGGTTACTGGTAATGCAACGTCTGAGGGTGCTGCTATGCCTGATGCGATTAGTTATGATCCTACTAAATGGTATAACTATACGCAAATTTTTAGAACTCCACTGGAAATTACTGGTACTGCAATGGAGACAGAGTTGAGAACTAATCCACAAGCGTATCAGGAACTTAAACGGGAAATTCTGGAACTTCACTCTATTGAAATGGAAAAGAATTTCTGGTGGGGTGTACCGAGTGAGACGTTAGGTGATAATGGAAAGAAATTACGAACTACACTTGGAATCATCCCAGCTATTCGTGGCGGCTACACTGGTCATGGTGGACTTGTTGGGACAGTTAGTAATTATGCTACTGAGAGTGCTTGGTCTGGACAGAGCTGGCTTGCTGGTGGAGAGGATTGGTTAGATACTCAGCTTGAAGTAATGTTCCGTTATGGGAAGAAAGAGAAGTTGGCTTTCTGTGGATCTGGTACGCTTATGCAAATCAATAAGTTAATCAAAAATGGTAGTGACTTTACATTTGGCCCCGATACAACTCATTATGGGATCAAGGTTAAGAATTGGGTAACAGTCCAGGGTACAATAGGACTCATTACTCATCCATTATTCTCACAGGAAACAACAACTCGGAACATTATGGCGATTATTGAGCCGGAGAATTTGAAGTACAAGCACATCCGGAATCGTGATACTAAGTTTATTGGAGAAGAATTGGGTAAGACAAATACAGGGTACACCAGACGTGATGGTAAGAAAGAAGAGTACTTGACGGAATGTGGTCTTGAATACCATTTCCCTAACGCCTGGGGCTACTTAAGTGGCTTTGGTGATGCTAATACAGCATAGAGCTAACTACTTGGTGTTCGTTATGTGAACGCAACTTGACAGGGGTGTTTCATCATCCCTGTCATTAACAAAGGATTTATTATGACGCTACTTGAAATTAGAACACAGTTTGTAAAACTATCTGGCAGGTATGATCTTGTACTTGATGCAGTAGATTTTGTAGATAAAGGTGCAAACTTTTACATTAATGCTGCTATCCATATGCTGGAAAAACTTGCGGAAGTTCAAGAAAGTAAAGCGAAATTATATTACGACATTGCTGCAAGCGAATACTCTCTAACGTTCCAGCATAATTGTAGATTGATTACAGAGGTATGGTGTAATGATGCAGAAAAGAGAACACCTCTTATGAAGATATCCTTAAAGCAGTTAAAGACCGAATGGTATAAAGCTGCTGCTGATGAAGATACAGGCATTCCGGCTTATTTTGCCCTTGCAGGACTTAGAGCACTTGAGACAACAGATAAAGAATCTCTTGGAACATTCATTGATGTGACTAATGATGAGACTGATACAAACTATGATTATCGAGGCATTGTGATTGTACCGCCTGCAGATGGAGCATATACAATAGAAGTATCGGGACTCTTCAAAAATGTTGATCTCAGTGCAGACGGGGATGAAAACTTCTGGACAATTGAAGAATCTGATTTGTTGCTCCGTGCTGCATTGTACAAGCTCGAAGCATTTAGTCGAGGAACTGAGAATGCAAAGAATTGGCTTTCTGCGATTCGAGATGATGTATTTGAAATTAACAAAGATGTTGCTGAAGAAGAGAGTTATGGCGTGACTCAGAGGGAGGGATAAGATGGAAGTGGATAACGAAATGTTTGATAAGATCGTATTTGAAGTTACAGAGAAAGTGTTGTTACGGATGCCAGAAGTTATTGGAAACCTTATGAAGAATCATTCTGAGATAAATAAGATGACGAAAGGGTTTAATGAAAAGTATCCGGAATTTAAAACTGATCCAGTTAGTGTCCAGAGTGTTGTGGGACAATTGGAAAGGGAAAATACAGGGATGTTGTATGAAGACATCTTGGAGAAGGCAGTACCATTGATTAAAGAAAGAATGAGGACTGTTGGTTCTCTGGATATAAGCAACATAGGGGAGAGGAGCAAGCTTGCTCTTAACATACCAATTGGTGGTAATGGAGAATTGTAATGGAAGTACTTCGGAATGGAAAATTTACTCTTATTCTTAACCGAAGAGATCTTGCAAAAGGACTTCGAATGAATAAGAATAACGTAAGAGACAATCATGCTATGGTAAGTATGACCAGGATGGTGGGAAAGGATGGAGTGCTTAGTACTCTTAATGAGATTACCAGGCTTGCTACAACTGCTATAACAGATTCTTTTCCATATCCACAGATTTTTGTCTTCACTAATGTTATTATTATATGCAGTGAGACGAAGATATATGAGTGGGTGAACAGTGCTTTGGTGGAAAAGCTTGAAGTTAGTGCCGGCAGTAGTTGGAAGGCGCTTGACTTTTTTGACTACATATACCTTACTAATGCAAAAGTCTCGGTTGAACGTGATGCAGGGACTAAAGCATACAGCCTGTCTGATCAACCAATAGCAAGTGCAGCTTGTAATTATAATGGACAAGTATTGCTTGGTGCACCGGGATTTATTGTATGAGCTGGATTGATAATTATAAAGGTTCTGGACTTTGGGATTTCACAGCCCAGCCTCAAAAAGCCTCTTATAACGAAGGGGATAAGATAGCCACGGCTGTTAATCCTGTTTGGAGCAGTGACCATAGTGGTATACCAATTACAGATGGACACAATCCTTGCGGGTATTGGTTTAAGGATTATTCGCCACCAGTTATTGTATATTATACTTCCAAACTTTATCCTATTGTAATAATTGAAGATATTGAATCTTACCCTGCAACTATTTTATTTGGTGAATTGAGAGCATTAAGGCATACTTATGAATATATCGAAGAACTTGAATCATATAGTGCAACAGTAACAACGGGAGAACTTAGAGCATTATTGAAATATTATACAGATGGTGAGATTGAAGAGCTTGAATCATACAGTGCAACAATACAATCTGGTGAATTAAGGGCATTATTAAATTATTACACAGACGGAGAGATTGAGGAACTCGAATCATATTCAGCAACTATACAGTCTGGTTCTTTAGAGGATGTACTCATTCATTATGAGAATGGAGTGATTGAAGAACTTGAATCATACTCAGCAACAATAACTGGAGGTACTTTAGAATGATAGAAATGGAATCAAAATTATGTGGGTTCTATAAACTCGAAGCTATAAATATTAAAACAGGTAAGAAAAGACTCTTGGTCGATTGGTTTCCAAATCTCATAACAGATGGTGGATTGGATAAAATTGGGACATCCAGTGCATGGCTCAGTTATTGCCATGTTGGAACTGGAAATACTGCACCTGCTAATAGTAATACAGCTCTTGAAACTTTTGTTGGCTCTGCAGACGCTTACAGTGTTACAGATGGAGTATCTGGTGCATCACCTTATTATAGATGGATTAAAAAAGTTTATCGGTTTAATCCAGGGGAAGCAACAGGGAATTTAGCTGAAGTTGGTATAAGCTGGACAGCGGCAACAGGAAGTTTATTTAGCAGGGCTTTAATTTTAGATGGTGCAGGAAGTCCTACTACAATTACTATTTTATCTGATGAATATCTTGATGTGACATATGAGTGTAGAAGGTATTTGCCTGAAAGTGATGCTTCTTCTTATGAGATTACTTTGAGAGGTACTGTGCATACCATAACAGGAGGACGGGCTGCTTCTATTACAAGCACGAATAGCTGGCAAATGCCATTCTCTGCTGGTGCTGCTTATAATACAAACGGTTTTGTTTATGATGGCACTATAGGTGCGATTACAGACTCACCGTCTGGCACCAGTTCCAGTACAGGTTCTGAATCAATCACAGATTATACTCCTGGCAACCATTATCGAGACTGGACATATTCTTTTGCTTTAACTGAGGGGAATTTAGCTGGATATATAAGTGCAATTAAAGTTGATATGGCAGGTGGGGTGTATCAATTCGGAGTCTCTCCAGATATTGAAAAGACTTCTGATGATATTATGAGCCTTACTTTCAGAGCTTCATGGGGTAGGAAATAATGATACCTGAGAACTCACTATCTTCTGAACCTGTAATAGCCAACATCTTTGGTGGTAGAGCAAAACCTGTTTCTGTTATGCAAGATTATGAAGATGGTGGGATTGCTTTAAATGATGCAAGCGAAGGATTGCTTTATCAAATCTGGCTTGGCTTTAGTGATGGTGAAAATATTTATGTAAAGGCACCAAATACGCCACAGACACTTGTTTATTCAGGAGCAGATATCACTGAATTTAGTTTTACTTTTGATCAGAATATGAGAATTGTTATTGTTTTTATGCAAAATGGCATTGCAAAATTATATTGGTATGATTCAACTATTGAGGGTTATGCAACGACAGCTTTTGAAGCCGGAGCAAGATGCCCTAAAGTATTTCTTGACGATAAAAGAGCCTCGCAAACAGGTAATAGTGATGTTCTTTTGTTTTATATGAACGGTAACGAACTTTGTTATCGGCAGCAACGTGATAGGTTTGGGGAAAGATATGTTTTAACTGATGTCGCAAGCGATTATCCCAAAGAAAATAAAAGATTGGTACTTATTAACGTTGGTATGGGAAAGAATTGGCGAATACAATTTACTATAATGTAAATATAGATTTACGGAAAAATAAAAAAGGAGAATAAAACATGGCAAGTACACTGGCAAACAAAATTAGATATGCTCTGGCAACAAAGCAAATTGATTTTGCAACTGATTCATTTAAAATTATCTTAATGGGCACAGGATTCACATTTGACAAAGACACCCATCACGGCTATGCTGACGTGAGTGCAAGCGAGCTTGCAACAGGTAACGGGTACACTCAGAACACCAAACTATTAGCAGGTGTTGTTGTAACAGAGAACGATACAACTGATCTTGCTGAGATCACATGGGATAACGTGGTATGGACAGCAAGTGGTGGAGATATTGGCCCAACACCGGGAGCAATTATATTTGATGACACTCCAACAACTCCACAAGATGATCCAATTGTAGGGTATATTGACTTTGGTGGTGAGCAGACTCAGGCAGATGGAGGAGCAGCAACCATAGCGAACCCTAAAGTGACGATCTAATGGCTATCAATATCACAGCAGATCCGTTAGTATTCACCCCTACTATATCTGGGAGTTGGCTTGAGGTTACGATATTTTCCGAGCCTTTAGTCTTCACTCCTAATTTATGGGGTGTGACTACGTTTGTTGTTCCAGCTGTACGTAATCCTGATCTTGATGTAAACTTCGACTGTCTTGGTTATGACAGGTTTGATGAGGCAAATCAAGGAGTACTTTCCTTTGATCCAGGAATTAGTGGAACTTGGTTGAATCTACGCTTGGTTACTGACACACTTAGTTTTGATCCAACAATTTCTGGTACATACATCAGTGGGATATTAATAACTGATACAACACTTGCATTTAGTACAGGCATTTCAACTGATGCAATATTCGAAATGCCGGCAAATTCATGGATACAGTGGAGCAAGATAGGGTACTTTGACTTTACTCAAGATCATAAGAACCAAGCTGGTAAAAGACCGATGGAGTGGGCAGGTCTTGTTTATGATATTCTAAAGTTTAAGGATAGTGTCATTGTTTACGGGGCTAATGGGATCTCTGAAATGAAACCTGTAAAGAATACTTGGTCATTGAGAAATATTTCTGCTCTTGGAACAAAAGGAAAGCAAGCACAGATAAGTAATAAAAGTAATAATACTCACTGGTATGTTAACATACTCGGGGAATTATGGGAGCTTGGGGATAAGATAACTAAGTTGGATTACTCAGAATTTCTATCCTCATTAACTTCACCGGTACTCACAATTAATGAGAAAGATAACTTGCTGTATATTTGTGATGGGAGTACAGGCTATACTTATTCTTATATTGATAAAAGTCTTGGTCAAAGTGCAGGGAATATTACAGGATATGGATATAAAGATGGTGTTGAGTATCCAGTCAGTACAGCAGCAGTTGTTCAGCCGACTGTGGCTTTTACTACAGATGTATATGATATGGGTACAAGGAAAAATAAAACTATATTCAATGTTGAACTTCATACAAATACAGCACAGACGATACAGGTTGCAATAAACTATCGGATGGATTACACCAGTGAATTTGTTCAAACTCCATGGGCTACAGTCAATCCAAGTGGTTTTGCATATCTTCCATGTTACGGTATTGAGTTTCAATTTAAATTTAAGATGGAAACATATGCAGATTTTAACATTGATCAAATGAAAATTAATGGAGTTATTCATGGATTTAGTTTTCTTGATACAGTTAGGAAGGAGAATTAAAAAATGTTGATACAAATTCAAGCGGTACAAGTACCAAAGTTTTGGGAAGTAATAAAGTTTGCAGCAGTCAAATCAGATGGGATTGAAGATGATGTGATGCAGACATATTGTTTGACACTTCTCCAGGATTTGCTCAGCGGTAAAAAGGTTTGTTTTGTTGGCCAGAAAGAAGAAAAGATTTCCTTTGTTGTCATTATTGAGATAAAATTCGATAATCTTAGGGGATATAATTATTTACATTTTCTAAATATTTATTCTTTCTTTCCTCAAGATGATAAAATATGGAAGGAAGGTTTTACTGATTTATATAAAATTGCCTTGGCAACAAAAAGTAAAATGATTGTAGGTGAATCTGGGAATGATAAAATTGACTATTTAGCTCACTTAATTGGAATTAATGTTATAAGTAAGAAGTATGTTTATTATTTATAAGGAGGATTACTTATGGGTAGCAGTGGTGGTGGAGGTGGCGGTGGAGATAGTACAGCAAGGTATGCTCCATATATAGAAGCGAAACATCAGACTTTTTTGAATACATCAGCAGCTGCTGGTACTGCTGCAAGGGCTGATAATCCATATAAAAATTATACTGATCTTGATTTCGATGATGCTTTTTATGGTGTCGGGTATGTTATATCAAGCTTTCCAAGTTTGTATGATATGTTTGGAAAGTTTATGGCAGGGCTGGATATTGAAAGTCTCTGGAATCAAGTGCTTAATGATGTGCAACATAATTCGACAATTCGAGCAGCAACAAATGCACATAGAGATCTTTTAGATGATGATATTGAACAGAATGTTTTGCCTCGATTTGAAGAAGGGATGAGAGATATCAATGCTGTGATGTGTAGTTCCTTTGTTGTAGGGAAGGGAATAATAGAAAATGCAAGAGTTAAGAAACTTGCAGAATTTGATGCAGACTTGAGATATAAACTCATACCTGTTGCAGCTGAGGTTTTTAGTAAACATCTATCTTGGAATTCTGGAATGATTACAAGTTATATAGAAGTTATGAAACTTGCAATTTTGACTAAGATTGATACAACTACACAGAATTATGACTATGCACTTAAGGATACAATGTGGCCTTTTACAGTTCTGGAGCAAGAAAGAGCTAATCTTGGTGCATTACAGGGAGCAGTTGCTGGTAGTGCTGGTGGTGAAGCTTCTAAAGGACAGAAAGTTCTTGGTGGTGCTCTTGGTGGAGCAAGTCTTGGTGCATCAGTTGGTGGAGCACCAGGTGCTGCTATTGGTGGAATTATTGGTGGTATTGCAGGATTATTATAATAAAATATAAGGAGAAGGATTATGGCTTTTTGGGATTTTTTAACAAGTACAAATATAAATCCGTCAGACTATGCTGGCCCAATGATGGGACAAGATGCAAATGTAGGAATTGGAAGTAAGATTGGAGATTTCTTTACTGATCCGAATATAAGAGTTATGTTGGGAGAAATGGCTGGGCAGGTTAGTGGGTCAGGATCAATTGGAGACATTCTTGGTACAGCAGGAAAAAATCTTACTCAAAGAGAGCAGTATCAAAAGGCAGCAACAAAGGGACAAGGTAGTATGATTGATGCACTGAGAAGAGGAGAAGGTCTCGGGCCAGAGTCTGATAATCATACTTGGGATTCTGTTACTCAAGATGGTAAAGGAAATATTTCTGCAAAGATGAATTATAAAGCACCAGAATTTCGTATTCCTGGAGCACAAAAACAACTTGAAGGGATTAAAAGTTTTGAAGCACCTTCTATTCCATCTACACAAAGTGGGAGGTCTGATATTGACTACTCCCCTTTCTTTTAAGCCAGTCTAAGTATACAACAGATGACTTAGCTGGCCTTGACCCAGAACAGATTAATAGTTTAATGCAAGAAAAACGAGCTCGAGAACAGATGACAATGGGTTTTGTCAGAAATATGATTAATCGTAGAGACATGTTGGAGAAACAAGGATATAATCGGAAGACTGCTGCTGAGCAAGTAAAAAGAGAAGCATTGGCAGCACTTCAGTTGAGAAAAGATAAAGAGGCACAGGAAAAAGTAAGACTTGGTGAAAGAGAAGAGGAGCATGATTGGGAACTTACTAAAGAACAACGAAAATATAAGCAAGCTTTTGATATCCTTGGAGAACAAGCAAGAATTAAACAAGAAGATGCAGCAAAAGTTAAGCCACTATCTTCAACAGAAAAACTTAATCTTACCAAATACACAAATGAGTCTTTAGACTATATTACTAATCCAGAAATTGATTGGAACAGCAGAGTAAGTCGTGCAAACATAGAAAATAATAGACCTGGTGCTGGTGTTGTTTATGAGATGGTGAGTGAAGGAGAAGAACCTTGGTTAGGTAAGAATACAGAAGATGAAATAAATGTTCATCCAATCCCACCGGGAATGAAAATTAATGGTAGTCCTCCTACTGGAAATGAGATCATTCGTAGAGCAAAGATGGCAAATATGTCTATTGAAGAATTTCTTAATAAAATACAACAGAGGTAATTATGACAAATCCATTTGCAGGTATAACTTTTGATGGTGATCAAACAATAGAAAAAGCTGGTGATGTTAAAGATTTTATTAAGAAATGGGAAACATTCCAACCAATAGCTTATCAACCTACAAAAAATGATATAATGACTGTTGGCTATGGTCATACTGGGACTGCCTATCCTGGAATGAAGATAGATGAAGCACAAGCAGATAAACTTCTTGTTACTGATCTGCAAGCAGCAAATAAAGCTATTGATGATCTTGTAACTGTTGATGTTAATCCAGAGCAAAGAGAAGCATTGACAAGTTTAATTTTTAATGTAGGTCGTGGATCTTTTGCTAAATCTAAAGCATTAAAGGCTCTTAATGCAGGGAATATTGAGGAGTTTAAACGGCAAGCTTTTGATCCAGAACTTGGTTGGGTTAAACAAGGGAAGAAGACTTTACCTGGTTTGGTTAAAAGACGAGAGGAAGAAAGACAGATGTTTGACAGGATGCAGGATGAAGATCCTTTTGGTGGGATTACATTGCATGGTTTGAGTTATGATGAAACTACTCGGCGTTCACCAAGTGAACAGCAAGTAGATCCTGATGACCCATATGGAACAGGCTTGGCTGCGGAAGCTGGTGGTCAATCGCCTTTAAAAAAAACTATAACTTCTAAGGACGTCTTGGAACAATGGAAAGATCAATGGAAAAAAGTTCCTGGGGGATTAGAAGGCTTGGCTCATCTTGCTTATGGAGCAGCAACCTTTGTTCCTTCAGGGATTCTTGGTCTTGGTACTATTGCTCTTGGTAAAGCTCAAGATTGGTCGGCAAGAGAACTTGTTAAAAGTAAAGGTGATAAGATGTCACCTGAAGAAATTGCCAAACAGGAAAGTCTTTATATGACTCCAGAAGATATTGATAAAGCAGCAGATGCCTCAAGAGCTATATTTAGTCAATGGATACCTGAACCACAATCAGAATCTGCAAAAAAGATTATAGCAGGAACAAATGAAATAATTGAAAAAGCCTTGTTCTGGGCACCTTCAGTAGAAAAATATTTTGATGATAAAGGACAACCAAATCTTGGGAGTAGTATGAGATTTGTTTTGGAACTTGCTGCATTTAAAGCTGCTCATGTTGGAGGTAAAAAAATAGCGAAAAAGGTTAAACAGATTAATAGAAAGTTTAAAGATGGTAAGACACCGGAAGATGTTAAGAGTGATATTGATGCACTTAAAAAATATCTTGATCCTAAAGACCCGGAATTGGTGAAGGAACAGAGAGCTTATTATAATGACAAAGCTGTAATGGAAAGGAATATGAAAGCAGCGAAAGATGCAGAGATTACAAAAGAATGGGTAACACGACAGAGAGCTTTGCAGGCGAAATTGAGGAAAGGAATTCCAGCAGAGAAACCAAAGCCAGAGCCGTTGGTGTATCCTGAGAAACCACTCAGCACAGGTGATCCTGCACGTACAGCAATAGAACAACAAAGATTTAAAGAAGGTTTGATTAAGAAATTTAAACTGAAGAAGCATGAAAGTATTGATAATATTTTTGCACCACTGATGAATAAGCGAGGATCGATTACAGTTCCAAATTTGAAGAAATTCACTGAGAAGGTTGATCCTACAATCCGAGATCATATTCGTCGAATTGGTAAAGCAGCAGAGAAATCAGGATTGCCACTGGACTTGTTCTTAAAGAACCAAGGGATGACAGACAACCAAATTAAGGACTTTACAAAGATGCATGAGAGAGCAAAGGAAGAAAGACCTTTGGCTTCTGCATTGACAAAAGATGATGTTAGTCCTGCGAAAGATCCACTTGTCATGTCTGAAGGTGATACTAATGTTAATGTTAGTTCTTCAAAAAAGACTAAACCTTCCATTGAAGTTGGGCAGAAAACCTTGGATCAACTTAAAGCTGCACCAAATGTAAGTACAGCAAGTTTAGCAAAGACCTTTACTCCAACATTACATAAGATTAGAAAGTTTGGTATTCCACTCTTAAAAGATCTTTGGCATAAGGCTAATAAGATTGAAGTTGCAAGGCTGAAGGATTTAGACATATTAAAAAAGACCATATTAAATCTTGATAAAGAATATCCGGATATTAAACTCCGTCAAGAAGTTTATTTAAAGATGATGTCACAAAACACATTAGGGAGGAAAGCAATAGAGAAGAGTGGTTACAAACCTATTGACAAACCGATTGCTTATGATGAAATGATCAAGGTATTGAATGAACAATTCGGTGATCTGGTACAAAGAATTAATGAAGCAAGAATTGCAAGAGGAGAGAAGCCGATTAGGGTTATGAAAGATTACTTGCCAATGATTGCTCAGGAGAATTTCTATCATCAGTTGCGAACCTTATTTAAAGATGGTGAAGCACAGCAGGGGATGCCAAACTTAGTTCTTGATAGTATGCAAGATATTAAACATCGTCATTCTTTTGCTACTGCTGATGCTACAAACTTACGTCATACAAAGAGAGGGAAACTTCGAGCAGGCATTCGATTAGAACCTGATCCTTTAAAGCTGCTTTCATCCTATGGTAGTACAGCACTTAGGCATGTACATTATAGTCCACTTAATAGTTTTGTCGAACAGCTGGTAAAAAGTCCTTTGGTAGATTTAAAGACAGGGAAGAAATGGAGAATGGAAGAACAGAACTATGAACTGGCTGAATTTTTAAGTCGGTGGAATAACAAGCTTGCCGGCAGAGCTAATGTTATATTGCCAGAAGCTTTGAGATTTATTGAACGTGGAATACAAAAACTTAGCCAGAATCTTACTATGGCTACACTTGGTTGGTCTGTAAGAACGATTCTGGTACAACCCACAGCACTTCTTCCAGTTATGACAGAATTTGGAACTGGTAATATGATGAAGGGGATGTTAGATACAATAAGGGATAAGAAAGGAACACCGATAAAGAGATCAAATGTGCTGAAGATGCGAGTATCTGATGCATTTATAAATGATTTGGTTGATATTCAACTTGGTGGAAAATTAAAAAAGGCTTCGTCCTTTCCTCAGCAAAAGGCTTTAAGCTTTATGAAATTTGTCGATCTGGTTGCAGCTAAAGCAGCTTGGCGAACAGCTTATAAGGTAGCAAGAAAAACTATGGGCGAGCAAGAAGCATTTCGTTTTGCAGAAGAAGCAGTTGTGAGAACACAAGGTTCTGGATTTGCTGGAGATTTAAGTCCAATACAAATGAATACTATTGGTAAGGCTGTGACACTTTGGCAGACATTTACAATCAATCATATTAATTGGCTGGCAAAGGAAGTATTGAATATTAAGCATCCAGAAAGAAAGCCTGTGGAGTCTGCAAGACGAGTTATGACTTACATCATAGGTTCTGCTCTTATTAGTACGATTTTTGAAGATGGGATGGGGATTCAAAGTCCACAACCGGCACCACTTAAAGCGATTCAAAAAGGATTGGAGGATGGTGATTCTACAGCTGCGGCAGCACTTAAAGGATTACTTGAAATGACTGAGCTTATGCCTATTGGTAGTAGTGTTAAGTTTGCAAGTGATCCAGCTGGTGCTGTGGCTCAGTTTCTTGCTGATGCATCAGAGGGAATTAGTAAAGATTTACCTGCAGCACTTAATGGAGATAAGAAAGCCATGCAAAGACTGGGGTTTTTAATTGCAAAGGGTTATGGTGTACCGGGAAGTGGGCAAATAAGAAGATATGTTAAAGGAAGACAGAGAGGGGAAAGTCATCTCGGTGCAGCAGTTGGGAGATATGAGAAGAAAAAAGCTGGTGCAAAAAGTAAGATGCGGGGAAAGAAGTATAAGTCACGTGGTAATACAAAGTATAAATCAAGATAACTTTTTAGGTGGGTGAGACCTTGGCAGGGGAGCAGGAAGAGGAGAGATTGATATATATCTCTCCTCTTTCTAATAGGGGTGATGTTTCTAATTGGTGTTCTTCTGGTGAACGGTACTAAATTATACCTTTTTTCAGTAGCTCGTAATAACACTTTCGTGTAGCCATGACATCTGCCATAGCATTATGAGCATTTTCAATTTCTTCTTCAAAGAGGATCATATATAATTCTTCAAGTTTCGGCCATTTGGGAGCACCCTTTACATTTGTAAGACCACAAAAGGATTTGATTCTAGAATCTTTCATTGTACAAAAATGTGGAAGTTGGAGAAAGTATTTGCTTCTGGCAAAATCGGACAGAGCATCCATATTTCGCTGAAACATATGATCGATGAACAGGGAATCAAAATCATAATTATGACAGATTTTTTTCGGTATATCTTTCATCATCAAAGCAAAGAGTTCAAGTGCTTCAACTTCTTCAATTCCCTCAATATCTGCTTTTTCTGAACTTATACCATGAACACTTTGAGCATATGGATTCATTGTTCGGCCATTAGCTTTTATAATGATATCAAGATCGGAGATAATTTCCGTAGCTGTACTGAGGATTGCACCAAGTTGTACACACCAAGCTTGAGTTGGATCATTAACGGTTTTGGATTTTGAAATAAATCCACTTGTCTCTGTATCGAAAAATAAATGTAATTCGTTCTTGCTTTCCATCTTAATTCTCCCCATCTTAATTCTCCCTTCTGTTAATAGTGTTTGATTTTACTGCTATATATTTAAACCCATCGTTAATCTTAATCTGGATTATAAACATATCCATTTCTTGCATACACAGCATTAATGACATAAGTACTAAGTTCATCATACCATCCTTTTGTAAAGTGTATCATTTAAAAATTTCCTATCAACCTTCTTTTCTTCTTTATGTATTACTTCATACTTTGTTGTTGTTGCAGAATGCTCAACTTTAACCTTTCCAGTTTGTTCTGCCATTGTCATGAATTCTTGCAGCTCTTGTCCTTTTGTATCAAGCTGGAATGTATCCATAATCTCTGACCAACTAAAGTTATCTTTGCTTTCAATGAATCGGAGAATGCTTGCATACACATCTGCATGAAGTCCTCGACCAAGACCGTAAAAAGCATTTGGCATTTCAGCTTCAGCTTCAACTAAGATTGCAAGAGCTTTATCAAAGTGTCTCTTATGAATTTCCATTTCATTACTTTCACTGGCAGATAAGATCATGCATAATTTGTTTAAATGTAATGGTCTTCTTCCATTGTAGCCTAGGATTAGTTTATCATCAATACCATCAGCATTTGTATTACCTTCATACCATTTTGAGTAAGCTGTAAGAAACTCGTTTGTAAGAATAAATGGCCCGGTCATAAGAGCAATTTCTTGTAAGTCTTCTGCAAGTTGTTGCTGCAAAGTGAGTTCTTCCTGAGAGTAGAAAGGTAAGGCAATCTTTGTTTTTGCTCCATAGCCTACAATGAATATTATTCGAGACAGCAGACCACCACCTACAGCGTTTTGAGTAAGTTTTGCCTGTAGTAATGCAGGAGTTATTGCACCAATTATTGTAAGCCAACAAAAACTAAGATCAGTTGCTCCTCGTTTTATTGTAGAGTATTTCCATGTATCAGCGCAGTCAAAGAGATCAGTAAGACTGGCTATAAGCATGGGGTCACGATCAGATAAGAAGACTTGAAATTCCTCACTCCAAACACTGAGAGACTTGTGTTTCTTCAATACGCCATTTACTTCAATATATTCGTCTTCACTTCTCTTTACTTCCTCGTATAGGATTTGAACGCTGCCGAGAGCATCAGAACCAATTGGAAGTTCAAGAGGTTGAAGCATTGTTTTTGTTATCTTCATTGCTGTACCTTTCCTTCCAGCCGGCGGCCCGACAAGAGCGATATATAGATTAGGATAGACGTAACCTCTGGAACCCCAATTACAATAGCATTTGCGCCGAAGAGCAGAACTTATTGCTGTGATTCCTGACCAAAGATGATATATTGTTGGTGGCTCAGAATTCTGTGTGAATTGGAGATAGTGTTCAAGCCAATCAGAAAGTTGTCGTGACATGTTATGTTTGCTTCCTTTGTGGGTTATATTTCGTTTTGTTGGTGGTTTTTTGCCCGTTTAACGGTGTTTTGTGGGTTTTGTGTGCCATAGTACCAACCACAATGTGGCACAACTTAAACGGCAAACTATACTCCCAACTTTCTCAGTGCGTCATCAACATTAGGTTGTGTAAATTCCGAAATCTCAACAGTATTCCCTGCCCACTGAAATCCTAGCTTTGCATCAAGCCCGATACAGAAACTTCTTCCTTTGTATGTAAAGGTATAAGACATGTGATCTTTGATAATGAGAAGAATGTCAAGAAGATTAGGAAGTTGTTCCAAGGACAGTTGAAAAACATCAGAGTCATGAACAGTTGTAAGGAAATCAATATCATATCCATCACGACCAAGACGGGGATCTGCTGTCATTTTAATTGTACTACGATTTAATAACTCAGCGACAGTTGATTGAGGTTTATAGCTATATGCACTGCGAAACAGTGTGGAGTTTAGGAGACCCAGAAATCGCTTTGGCCTGCCGTATAAGTTATAGAGGACTCGAGTAGCCTTTACTTCATCTTCAATTAATTTATGCCAGCGATGGAGGCCTGGGAAACGAGTTGAATATGCCATAAGAAGTTGTTTGCATTCAGATTGAGACATGAAGACAGACTCTTTGGCAAGATTATCTGAAAAGGTTTGGGGCCCCATTCCATAGTTGCTGGAATGCACTACACGTTTTCCCATATCACGCTTTGTCATCTTGCCGGGAATCCTTTTCTCTTTTGCTATTTCCTCTATTGGAAGATTAAATATCTTTGAAGCATTAAAACTGTGGACATCAATCCCAGACTCGAAGGCTTCAATCATATGGGCATCTTGAGTGAGGAAGGCAACAACATGAGCTTCTGCCCTGGCAAGATCTACTTCACAAAGAAGTTTTCCTTTTTCAGGGATGAGGAATTTCTTATAAATATACGGTTGATTTTGTAAGTTTGCACCGGTACCTAAAAATGTTTTTTCTGTAGCAATTCTGCCAGATACAGTGCCGGAAATCTTATGAGAGCAACGAAGCTTGTTATCTGAGTCTACATTGATGTTGAAGTAGGTACTGAGAAGTTTGTAATAAGTTCGTATTTTGATTATTATTTTAGCTTCGATTCTTCCCTTAGTTTTTTTCCTTGCAATTCGGCTTAGTGCTACGGCATCACAGGAAGGCTTCCCTGTTTTACGATTCACATATGGTTTGATCATAAGAGTACCATAGAAGTAAGCTATCATTTGTTTGGAACTGTTTATATTAAGCTCTTGTTTGGTGATCTTGTTAAGTCCGTGAGTCATAGCGAGGATTTTTCGTTGCAACACTTTACGCATTTTTTGAATCCCAGCCTGATCTGTGAGTATGCCATTCCACTCCATTTCCATCAACGGCTTATGGAGATCCATAGTATAAATCATGGCATCAGTTGCTTCGAAATCTTCTAATTCTTTTTGAAGCTTGGCCATGATTGGAAAAAGATAAGCAGAGTCTTTAGCATTATATTTCCAATAACTTTGCCAATCCTTTATTGCAGCAAGATGACTTTGTTTGCCTTCATCTTTATAGTAAGGGAAATATGTATATGTGGAAGTAAGAAAGCCTAAGCTCTTTGGCAGGTCTGTATATACTATATGTTGAGCTAACATTGTATCAAAATAAAAATTATCAGATATGATATTCATTGTTCGGAGAATGAACATGATGTCAAACATACCGTTCTGGCAGATTATTCTAATAGCTGGATCAATTAATATCTCAGCCAAGCCTTCCCAAATTTGGATTTCTTCTGCAACAGTCCAATAATTACCCTTATTATTCATCAAAGGTATTGACATAGATTCAAGAGATCCATCCTTGTGTTGTATGGCAAGAGAAAAACAAGTTATGTACTGAGGTGTAGCTTCAATGTCGAAACCAACCTTGGTGTGTTGTTTAACAAACTCGTAGAATTGCATAACTTTGTTGAAGCTTGGTTCAGTATGGATAACTACCTTGGTATCGAGAAGGCTTGGATTGGAATCAAGAAGCATGAACTTTTGCATATCAGCTATCATGATGTAAAAATTAGTCGGTTGATTCCGAGCAAGTGTGGATGCTGGGTGATATGTTAGAGCAATAAACTTTCCCTTTAACTTCTCAGCAAGGTGAGGAAAGTTCTCTGCTTTGTAAATACTGCCCCGATAATTAGAAATTTTATTATACTTCGGCTCATCGATGAGCATTCTCATAGCGGTTGCCCCAAGGCAAATTATGAGCTTTCCTTCAAAGTGTGATAATTCCTCAATCAGGCGGGCTTGTAACTCTCCCCATTCTGGACAGCGATATCCTTTCTCTGTCCAAAGTTTGTTAGTATTATTATTCGGTAATTGTGCCTTGCAGCAATTGGTCAAGTATAGTTTGTATCTCGGTAGATTTACTGCTGCACAAATACGATTTAGTTGACTGCCAGCTGGGCCGACAAATGGTTCTTGTTCCATCACTTCTATGTTGCTGGGTGCTTCTCCGATGAAAGCAAACTGGGCGGTGGTTATATTATCAGTTGGCGGACACTGAGTTTTGAGTGGATCAAAGTCTTTGGACTTCACTTTGTCTGGTATAAGTTTAGGTATTAGTGACATCAAGTTTTCTCCTTCAATAATTCTGGATTTTCATGGATGTTGCCAATAATTTCAAGTTCATCCCAAGCAAAATTACAGTAGACATCCAAAGTAAATCTATATTTTTCCCAAATAATTGTCGCTATTTGTTCAGGATAATGAAATGAAATTGTTGGATATGGTGGAACTTTAACAATATCATCTTCATAAATCTCTTTACCATTTTTATCTTTTATTCCGGTGAATTGTTCTATAATAACTTCATCGTATTCACTTCTAAAGGTATTTCCATCTGGATGCTGCAAGCTAATTAATTCACGTATATGATAAGCTTCATAAAATGATATGTATTTTTCACCATCCCAAACTCTGAATTTAATTTCTCTCATAATCATTTTTTCCTTTCAGGAGCCAGGATTTCCTTTCCACATTTTGGACAATAGTACGAGTGGACTCTGGAAATATGTGCTCCCATTATATTACTGCTGAAATCATAAAATGATTCAAATTTTGGCCCATTTGGTTTCATCCTCTTTGCAAAGTGAGTCTCAAGAGGAACAAGATTCGGATGCGGGCATTTTAGCTTAGAGTATTTCTTTTTTGCAGCGGCTTTTGCAGCGGCTGCTTTTGCTGATATGTTATATGTCATTTGACCTCCTTATTTGATTTTTTTATAAACAAAATAGTTCCATTTGATGATATTAAAACAGCATTATAATCACCAAAAAACAAAGATTGATTTAATTCAAAATATTGATAAAGCCAAGAAAAGTTATTTTTTCTTATTGTGTTTACAAGTCTTTTTGAAGCAAAAATAAATTTTATTGGGTTATCATAAATGTTGTACTTTTCATGATGGACAGCATAAAATCTATTCATTTGATCTCCTTATTTTAAAAAATGATTATTGTATCTTTCATAAAACATATAAATATATTTCTGCTCGTTGTCGCAACCCATTGGAATCATACCAGCAAGACCTGCTGCAATCATAGAGTTGCCGCTGCCGGCAAAGGGAGAAAGAAAGATAGATCCTGGGCGACCAAAAACTTGAAGAAGATAGTTATACATACTAAGAGGTTTTTCCCATTGATGAATTCTCTTTGATGATGAAGGTGAATCGAATTGGATGGTGCCCAGCATTGAGGGAAGGTTGAATGTTGCTTTACCTTTACGGAAAAGAAGGAACATTTCATAATTGGATATCATATTTGTTTTTGGAGTATTGGTGCTGCCTCCTGGTTTTACCCATATTCCTGGCATTTGGACTTTAAATCCACTTGCAGCTGCAATCTCGTTTGTCTTAAGCCAATGTTCTTTTCCTGTCCAGCAAAGAATCCAACTTGATGGGAGAAGCTTTTGATGTAGGATAGGAAGCATTTTTGTGTAAAAATCAAATAGGGTCGTTGTATCCCAGTCAGTTGCCTTTGCTTGGATTTTACCAGTCTTGCCATAATTGGTGTTGAAGTCAATTGCATATGGTGGATCAAGTTCAATAAACCCAGTAGAGTTATCCGGTATCTTTGGGATAAAGGAATTGAGATCTTCAACAGCGTAGATTGCTTCGGGCTTTTCTTTATTCGTCATAACATCTACTTGGTGTTCACCAAGTGAACGGTCAAGAGTTGTTATTCCGTCTGTGTTTGGTACTTCATCTTTATGAGTTGCCTTCAAAGGTTCAGATTTTGCACTACTATTTTTTTTCATAATCTCTTTATTGCCAGAGATAAGTTTTTGCATCCTGTCTCGTTCTTCTGGAGACAAGTTTTTCATAGTCATAATCGCATCAGCTTGTTCACCGAGTTTTTTGTAAGCATCTCTGGCTTTGCCCTTAGTGCTGAGTTTTTTGAGTTCAGGGAAGGATTTAAGAGCTTCAGCAAGAGTAAGATCAGTGCTAAGTCCACTGACACTACAGTTGAGTTTTTTCGCTGTGGATCGATAGCCCCATTCTTCCGGCAATGCCTTTTCTTTCCAATATAAATGAAGTTTATAACGAAGTTCAAGTTCTTCATGCCATTCGAATTGCTTCCGAGCTTCATTTTCCATCCGCTCGATTATCATAATATCATCGGGATCGAGGTCAGGCATTATTCGTGCCGGGATTGTTTCAAAACCAAGTTCGGAGAAGGCAGTGAGTCTACGTTCTCCAGCAATAAGTCTTCCTTCTGGTGTGATCTGAATTGGATTGAAGAGTCCAGAATTAGTGATACTTTCTTTTAAGATTGTTAAATCTCCAAAGTTAGTTCTTGCCCGATTTTCGGAATAAATACTTGTTATTTTTACCTCTGTTATAGTGAACATCTTATTTTGTTTCATCCATATATCTCCTTTAGTTTAGCAAGTTGTGTCGGATTAAGTTTCTTCATTGCAGCAATGGCAGCGGCTTTTGGATCAGGTGGTTTTCGTCCTCGTGCTGCACGATTCTTAGTTGCAGATTTTGTCATTCCTTTTGCCTTCTTAATACGGGCTTCCTCAAGAGAATGGATTCTCATTGCTTGAAGGGATTCAATCTTGAGGATTTTATCCAGAGAAGATAGGGTGAGAAATGACTTTACTTTGATTCTATCCATCAAGGTCATCTTTTTTCTCCTTCTTTGGATCAAGGAGTAGTGATTGCCTTTTATAGATATATCCAATCACTTCTTCAATCCTGTCTTCTTTAAAAATTATGTCAAGACTCTCGAAAATGTTACGGAATAATCTTGTCATTTGTCCATAGTAAAGTTTGCTCTTTACTCTTTTGAATAACTCTTTTTCTACGTCTACTGTCGCTTTTGATGTTTCAACGTTCTGCCAATCTTCTGTCATTTTAATTCTCCTTTAAGTATGTTGAAAGTTCATTTTCTTCTATACTTATAATGTTTAATTCATTTGCTTTAGTTGTTTTTGTCCTGCCTGGATTTTCACCAACAAGTAGTATGTCGGTAAACTTACTCACTTGATTGGAAAAGCTCCATTGATACTTCTCAAGGTATGTGATCATATCTTGGCGACTACTACTAAGTGTGCCAGTAATACAATATGTTATCTTTGGTGGGCTTGGGGGTGGGATGAATGAAAAATTATTAAATGTAGGTTCAGCAAGGTAGAATTTGCTAAGGGCTACTACAAAGTTTTCCATAGCGGCTTTGGAGATGTGAGACTTAGTAGTATTGTGTTTAATGAAGTGATATAACTTTAGTGCGGTCTTGTATGCAAGTCCTTTGTAACCCAAGGCAGCGATAAAATGGATAACTGATTTCTTTCCCTTGATCTGAGCTACAGATGCAAGGTAGTTGTAGGTTCTTTTTGCTCCCCAAATCTTATGAATGTTATCATAGATGTTGAATGTGATTGGATCAAGTAATGCCCAAGGTTTTGAGATAAGAGTTTCACGGATGCTGTAGTCTTGGAGAATGTCAGCGATCATAAATTCTCCGATTGTTTTAACTTCCATTCCTTTATCAGAGTAGAAATAATCGATTGACTTTGTAAGTTGGGCAATACATTCGGGGGCGGTACAGATTAAATCAACTCCCTTTTTAATTAATTTTCCATTACAGATTGGACAAGTTTCTGGAAGCTTAGTAATAACTTGATTACTTTGAACAGATATTATTTTTGGTATAATTTCTCCTGCTTTACCAACAGTTATTTTATCGCCTATATTTATATAATGACTATAAAGCCAAAGTGCATTATTCCCTGTTACTCGTGAATTAACAGTGTTACAAAGCTCAATAGGTTCATATATAACAGTTGGAATGACCCGCCCTGTACGTGAAACATTCCAATCTATGTCAACAACTATTGTTTCTGCCGTTTGGATTGGAGGTTTCCATGCCAGCGACCAATTATACACTTGGCCATTATCACCAACAGTTAGGCGAAGCTTCTGATCAAGGACTTTGATCATAATGCCATCAAGAGGGAATGTTTGTGACCAAGGCGAAGCTTCTGATCAAGGACTTTGATCATAATGCCATCAAGAGGGAATGTTTGTGACCACTTTGAGTAAAGGCTAAGAAGCAGTTCTTCAAGATCAGAGTAGTTGCCATTGAAATAATATGGATGTTTAAGCTTTCCTTTATTATGACTGATAAAGGTTACGGTATATTTATATGGGAGCTCTGTTCTTGCAAGCCATCCTGCGGTAGTGTTACGTGGATTCTTGCCGAAATCAGAATCCCAATCTTCATTTGTTATAAGCAGTTCGCCGGAATCAACTTGACGTGGACTCTCTGGGAAGAAGATATTTGGTAAGTGATGAGAGATATCTCTGCCGGCAATTCCATCTCCTTCAAGCAACAATCT